GCCGGACGTCGCAGTAAAACCCTAATTTCTAGGGGCGACAAGTTTGACTAGCAATTAACAACAGAATATCCGTTGTGCTAGTGTGTAGATCGATATCTTCGTGTATCCACGTGATCCACGCACAGTATCAGGATCTGTAACAGGCTTATCTTCAAATATATCTGAAGGTGCCTGCTGCGAGACATAAATGCTGTACACGGGATAAATCCAGTCACCTGGCAGCGGTTTTTTAAAACGCTTAGGGTTAAGGACATACGTATCGAAGAAACCACCGCTCCATCCGGAGCGGGTGAGCTTACGAGATGTTCGGATATCATGACTGCCAATCAAATGGCCATCACCATACCCGTCCGGTCCCCATAGCATCACTTCGGGATGTAGAAAAGGAAGCACGTGTCCTGCGAGGTCAAACTCACAGTGGCGTACAAACCAATTATGCATCACGAATAGGTTTTGGTCACTTATCAGGTGTCTTTGATAAAATGGCCGTATATCGATTCCAAATAGATAATCAGTGCCACAACTTTCGCGGAAAGAGCCCTCACAAAAAGTTTTTTTCTCATTAAGAATAAAACCACAGTGATGCAACACCTCCGTTAAGAGTGGAAAGGATTCCACGGGACATATAATATCGTCTCCGTACACTGAAACATCTTTCTCATGATCCAATTCGAGATAACTACAAGTAGCGTAAGTAAGTGCATAAAATATTAAGCTCTCGAGCTCAAATGTAAACGCATTACCCATACTAGAGAACTTCTCTAATACGAAACTATCATTCTTGTAGACAACACTCTCTGACCTGCACTGATCGAGCAACTCTACCCATGGGTAGGGGAGCAAAGACCACACAAGTTGGCGAGCAATTGTATCCGAAGCAGAAGACAAATCAATAGTTGCTACGTCTCCGTGAATAGATCCACGTTGAGCAAGTTTCTGATTGACTGTCTGGTCCCTGAGGTCTATTCCACACTTTCGCAGTTTTCGTCGTATGAAGCTCCCTATACTCTTCTGGATAAGTCCATTGAGGGGAGGCTCCACAACAATCGTACGATCGGTGAGACAATTTTTTGGAACGAACATTAACTTCCCAGAGACTATATCAACGTTACACGCAGCGAAATCATCTGATTCCGTGTGCGCATGATGTTGAAGTATATGAGGCAGTTCGTAAAGAACACGCCCCACTAAGGGAATAAAGTTTGAACTACACTCTAGTCTTGCTGAAAGCTTCACTCGAGAGTTGGCTTCAGCACCTTTTGTGCTTGTGGTTGCTCCGGGACCGAAAGAGAAATCTAACGTGTCGAGGGAGGGAACATCGCCAAGAATTTTGCTGATTTTACGCTGGGCTATAAACATTACAGCCTCAACGCCTTCAATTCCTGAAGGAATAGCATTTTCAAAGCGATAGTTCGTGTCACGACATAACTCTTCGGATCTAAGAAAAGCCTCAAAGGCGACCTTTTCTTTGTCCACACCTAAATCAAGAAAATCTTGCTTAGCAAGAAAAGCTTGGATCTGGCGGGCATAGATAAAATCGTCTATATCTTGAGGCTGTGCATCACGGTAATCAAAGGAATAATCAATTACCGCACGGTAGTCCTTAGCTTCAAAGAAATCTTGAAGTGTTTTACAACGAGGACCGCCTTTCTTAGAACATTCACGGATGAGCGTTCCAATAACTTTTAGAGACACGTCATTGGTGCGTTTCTTTAAAAAACTCATAAATCACCTTATTATAGGAAATACAGGCCCAGAGGCCGGGAGGTTACAATAAAGACCTAGCTAGTTGCTAACTAGTTAGGGAGTACCAAATCTCGCAACAGTGTTGGAAAGGGGGCCGTTAGAGCCGCAAAAGCGGATCCCGCGGCAGCGTTCGAAAACGTTCCTGTTCCAGTTGTTGAAGATGCGCCTTGGATGATTCCAAGCATCAGTCGATCAAGATTAGCTCGCGACGCAGTTGTACCGCGTTTATTCACGAAAGTAGTCAAAATTGCTGATTCGGTAAAAGCCACCTTCTGAGGTGCCACATAACCGGCGGAGGTACCCGACGCGCCCAAAGTCTCCATAACTGGAACTTCAAGCTTAACCGAAATTTTGTAATCCTGAGATTTTGTTTTCTCGATGTAAGCACTAAGTCGTGCTTGACCTTCGAGAGGAACGCCTGCCATATTCGACCTCCAGAAGGGGATCGGCGTGTCAGTTACAGGTACAAAAGTCAACTCGTTAGGAGTTGCGGCATCGTCTTTAACTAAAATATTAGTCATTGCGGACATATAAGTCCCTCGAAAATAATAAGCATTAAAAGATTATCGCTTACGCGACATTGAAGATGAAACTTCTTGAGATAACAAAGCAATTGACTCCCATAGATGGGTGGTCGACATTGCTTTCGGCCAGGGTTTAAATTCTGGTAGAGCGGTCGCAAGACCGGATGTTATCGTCCGCTGAATACGCACAATATGCCCACTTTTCAATGCGGGCTGAACGTATACAACACCAGGTGCTGTATAAGTCCATACCATCGAATTTCGATATTCCTGAAAATCGGTAGTAATAAATGTGCCTTCAAGCCATGGAATCATTGAAACGTTGTCTATGTAGGTGCCTATTGGAATAAACCAATCGGCAATAAATGAAAATGGGATCAATTCCCAAATCACTGAAGCTGGATTAACCAGCCCTAACTGACGAGACAACGACAACTTCTCAGACATCTCATAAATAATCCGACGAGTGCACTTGACAGTGCCGTGGCCGGTATATAATGTAGGACTTTGAGATCCATTGAAGACACCTGAAACAGAACGTGAAACAGTTACCCTAGAACGTCGCTTATGCTTCGATGCCATATGAAAGGCCTCGCTTGCGTCATAGACGTCTTGGAGTAAAGGTTCCCATCCAAATTTCAGTTCAAGAAAACGACCAGCCACATCATTTGGGTGAAGAGTTGATTCCGGGATACGCTTCACGCGCACTCCCTTCGACGAACTACCCACCTTTATATTTGTAGTGGCCTTGTTGTAAGTCATTCCTAACCGTCGCACCGCCGATTCGAATCGGAGATGTTTCAAGTCGTGAATTACTCCACCGACAGTCTTGAGCGTTGACACTGCTAACTCTAAAGTCTGCTTACCCTCAGCTAACGCTACGGCCATATTAAAACTATGTTCGTTAACTTTATTGAGGAGCTTTTGTTGGAGTCGTGCATTTTCATTGCTTGTGAAGTACGATGAGAACCCTCCCGGGTCCCCTCGGATGCTCCAAGTATTTGTACCTTGATATACACCGAGGTAATACCTTTTTACAGGATTACCAACGTATTCATAGTAATTCTTTGAGTAGCCGTGATACACGACTTCCCCATTCGAATCATACTTACCATTTCCACCAGACCAATCAACGTGATAATAGTTCATCAGTTGATCGCCCAGATTGGTTACGGCACCTGTCGTCATCTTTGTGAGCCACCCGGCTCACATAGCACACTACGATGAGTGCACTTTGACAAGATTGTCAAAACGCGGATCCCTTTTGAAAAACAGGGTGCCGGACGCGTTAAACCCGGCCCACTTGCTGTTGTTCGCCCTTTCCTATTCATGAG